AGGCTAGGCTTTACCTATCAGCGCGGAGGTTCTCACATGGCCTACCTTGGTCCGGGTTATTCGAAGCCGGAACCTGGCGTGGTTTTTTTATTGCAGGGGATTGTATGAAAAAGCTAAAGCATATTTTCTATGGATGGTGGTATCTTTTCCTGAACCGTAACCACGAACTAGCTAAAGAACGAATGAAGGTGTGTAAAAAATGCCCCGAACGTGTAATATTTGTCTGTGGAGTTTGTTCCTGCCCACTGATGGCAAAAGTAAGATACGAAGAGGAAGAGTGTCCGAAAGATTATTGGATAGAATAGGAAGCCCCCAGGTTTCAACGTCCCTGGGGGCTTGTGCTTTTTTCTGCTCCGGGCACAGGTTGAAACCCCGGACGGTGGCAAAACTACAAAAAGTATGCTTAAATTTTTCCTTAAATGAAGTTAGCCGCAATTTTTAACTGTTGGGATGATTGGTGGTTACTTGAACACTCCGTTAGAAACATTCGGCCTTTAGTTGATGGTGTTATTATAATTGGTTCGACACATTCCAATTATGGGGAGTACTCACCTATTCCGAAAGAGTGGCACAATGAAGAACTTTTTGTTAGGGAGCCACATTTCCACCTCCCGCAATACTCCGAGACTGATAAACGGAATTACGGCCTGCAGATCGCAAGACAGCAAGGGTACACGCATTTTATCACGATGGACGCTGATGAATTTTATGAACCAGAAGAATTTTTAAAGTATAAGTTTCACGAGGATTCAGTGTGCCAATGTCAAACTTACTTTGGTAGTCCTCAATTAACGCTAGGATTAGATATAACATTGGTTCCGTTTATCCATAAGCTGACACCGACCATACGCCACGAGTTCAACAGAAACTATCCTTTCGCCTGGAATGGCCGACAAATAAGAATAGACCCTACCAGGTCGTTCAATATTAACTCAGGGGTAGAAAGGATTGATTTGATAATGCACCATTACTCTTGGATCAGGAAAGATCCAGCTAAAAAGGTTAGAAACTCAACCGCCAGAAAGAATATCGAACGGTCTACTATATTGAAACAATTAGTGCAACCAAAGGCAGGGGATTTTATTGAATTTTACCAGAGGCCACTCGTACCAGCTACAGTGGATTTCGGAATTCAATGGGAAACGCTTTCGTAAAGGTATACAATCTCATTCAACGGTCATTCGCGTACACCACGCAAACAGACAACCAAGGCAAGTACATTCCTTATTTTCAAACAGACAACTTCCCTGTAGAGTTAAACACTTTAGTTCAAGGTTCCCCGACAGCAACGGCGTGTCTTTCTACCTTAACAGATTTTATCGCTGGCGAGGGGTTTAATTTAGGGGAATCTCTGGAGACTCTTAAACTCAACGAACAGGGTTTAAATTTTGCTCAGTTTCACTTGTACTGCTCTGATTCGATGGCTCACGAGTGGGGGGTAGCTTCGATTGTTAAATTCAACGCGGCGGGGAAAATTACTCAAGTGTTTGACATTCCCTTTGGGTATTGTCGATTGGGGATTCCGGATGATCGTGGGATAATCTCTAAGATAAAATACAATCCTTATTTTGGAACTTCACTTTACAGACATAAGGACACCGTAGAGTATGACGTTTACAATCCTGCAGCGGCACCAGTTCAGGCTGCTAAGGATAAGAAGTGGCCAGGGCAAATCTTCTGGATGGGCATTAAAACTAGAAAGCATCCTTTTTACCCTATCCCTGACTATTATTCCGCTAAGTCGTGGATGAATATTGAAAAGAATTCAGGGGAATATTTCGACAACAACTTAGAAAACGGGTTCATACAGCCGACGATCATGAAGATATTCGGAGATCCGAATGAACCAAGTGGCGAAAAAAATAGCGATAGCCCGGATGAGAAAATACTTACAAATGCGCAAATACTTGACAGGGAACTAACCAAGGACCTAGGCCAGGGTGTAAAGAACAGTCACAAGATCATGACCTTCTGGGGGAATAATAAAGAAGAGTTCCCTACTATCGAAGCGTTTCCGACCAATAATAACTCGGATATGTACCGTGTTCAGGATGAACACGCTATTAAGAAGATCACTATAGCGACTAAAGTTCCTGCGATACTTGCGAATATTTCAGAAGGTGTTTCTCTTGGCGGGGATGGTAACACGATCAGGGCTGCGGTGAAGTTGATGCAACAGCGAGTGGTCAGAGTTCAAAATATGCTTTTAGGATATTACTCTGAGATTCTAAAAAATCTTGCTGTCAATCCGGTGACCGAACCAATCAGAATTACAGCCTATCACCCGTTCCCGGAACTTGAAACCATCGATCCGCAAGCGTGGGAAGTTCTAACTACAGAAGAAAAGAGAAAATGGGTAGAAGACCACACCGAGATTGAACTAATAGCGCAAAATACAGATGCTAACGCTGTTCCCTCGCCTACTTTGCCTGAAAGTAAGTCACCAATAGCCTTACATTTCAATTCTTATCCGGTTGAAGCTAAGAAAAAGGTAAAAAAAGCGATGGAATGGCAAGTAAAAATGAGTAAAAACTGCCAAACACCTATTGGGATTGAACTAAGCAGGAAAATAGTTGACGGAATTCCCTTAGGTCCGCGAGAAATCAGGAAACTTTCGAATTATTTAAGCAAAAACGTGCTCGATAAAGACAAACCCTATTCAGAAAGTTGCGCGGCGGTGCTATTCGATGCCTGGGGCGGTACTGAAATGATGAAATGGGCTAATGATAAAGTTAAAGAACTGAGAGGCGATGAGTAAACTTATAAACTATCAGTATTTAAAGAACGAAACCGACATTTCGCAGAATGTCCCTGAAAGTGAACTGGATAATCCTATCAAGCGATCTCAGGAAATGCTTGAAATGATTATAGGAACTGATTTGTATAATGAGTTGGATGGACAGAACCCCAACTACCTTGGCGCGAATGTTACTTTAATGCCTTACGTTAAAAAATTCTTAGCATGGCAAGCCTATCAGTTCTGGTTACCAAAGGCAAATTTCAAAACGCATAATTCAGGGTTAAGAGTTCACGAAGAAGACAACTCACGGGCGGCGACAGAGGGCGAGATGGCGACCTTAATCCGTGATGCTAAGATGTGGTGTCAGACTAAGAAAGAACAGATGGTTACATTCCTAGAAGAGAATTACACCTCTTATCCTTTGTACGATTACGAATGTAACCGTACCAAAAGGACAGGAACAGGATTTCATATTACAGGAGTAGGTAAACATAAAACAGGTTGCACGTGCGACTTATGCTGTGGACATACATAACGAATTCATAGCGCAAGAGAAGGAACTGTTTTTCTACAGCGGAAAAGCTGTGCTTAATAAAGTGCATGCTTTCTATGATATAAATGGGGATGAGTGGGATTTCTCTTTAGCTACTGGATTTACTTTTAATATTTGGGAAGAGCGCGAAGGGGGAAAGCTAATGATAGCATGGACTTCACCGACGAACTTAGCAAACTCAGGTCATGAGATAACTTTGAATGCGCCTGTGGCTGATACCTCTCTTGAAAGAGGGAAGTATTATTATGAGATTGAATATTTAATATCAGGGGGTTACTCAATACTTATAGGTTATGGCAGTGCTTACTTCATATAATCTTAACGATAGGGCTATAGATTTTGAATTGGACAATAGGAATTTAGATTTCAAGTTAACGAATGGTCCTATAGATTTTATTTTGAATGCTGAAGTTGAAGGTGATTTTAGATTATTAGAAGATGAATTTAAACGACTTTTAGAAGATGGATACTTTAGACTTTTAGAATAATGCCAGACAAGAAAATTTCCGAATTACCTGACGCAAGCTTACCTATAGCTTCAGGGGTTAAGTTCGAAGCCGTTCAGGGCGGTGTAAATGTAAAGGTTGATGCTGACGACATGCCAGGAAGTGGCGGCACCGGCACCGTCGAATCCGTAACAGGTGACGGGGTAGATAATACCGATCCTGATAATCCGATTATAAACGGAGCGACAGAAGGTGCAGAAGGAACAGCAGAACTAGCCACCCAAAACGAAACAGATGCAGGGACAGACGATTTAAGAATAGTCACACCGTTAAAATTAAAGGTTAAAAATAGAGGTGAGACAGCAGAGACAGCAGACAGGGCACTAGCACAAACTGACGACCAAAAAGTACTGTTCGCAAACAAAGCGACTACGTTAACTTTTAACTGCCCTTCACTGGAAGAGAATACATACATTATCATCGTTCAGGTTAACGCTGGCGATGTAGCTTTTACAACTAGCGGCGGGGTTACTTTTGAAAACTCAGTTACGCCAGGAATAACAGGAGGCGCGATAGGTTCAGGTATTGCACTGTGGTATCGGACAGCCACCTCAGTCCTGGCGATGGTAGGAGATATTACGAACCTTCTCACATCACTCTCTATCAATGGAACTTTAGCCGTTAAAGCCGGTTCATCTTCTGGCATAATCGCAAAGGTAGGAGGCGTCATAAACACCGATAGCACCACGGTTGGAAATGTGGGCACAGGGGAAGACACACTATACACCTATTCAGTTCTGGCGGCTACTCTTTCAGTAAACAAAGATTCTATAAAGGGTTTTGTGGCAGGGTCATTCGCTGCAAACGCAAACAATAAAAACATCCGTGTAAAGTATGGAGGTACTACAATATTCGCAACAGGCGCAGTTGCTTTTAACGCAGGTAGTTGGCGAATAGATTTTTTTATTGTTCGCACCGGGGCAACGACTCAAAAATGTATTGCTGCTTTCACCTCTTCAAACACAACACTGGACGAAACCTGTACCTACTCAACAGCAGGGGAAACGCTATCAGGAGCGGTTACTTTGACGGTAACAGGTGAGGCTACTTCAAACAATGATATAGTAGGAGAAATTTTTAGACTAGAATTCATGCCTCATGAGTAACCTAAAAGCTTTCATGATGACTACCATAGGGGCTGGGGCTGCAAGGATTACAACCCTTGACACGGTTACTTATGGACTTTTAGAAACGTTCGACGAAACCCGTTATTATCTAAACTCACTATTGCATCAAAGTCCACTGGATAAAAATATAATACTAAACACGTTTGGTGATGGTGTTGCTCACGTAACAGATGCGGCCAAAAAAATATCTTTCAGGAAAAGCACAGACAGCGGCTTAACATTTGGGGCTAAGGCAACTGTTTACGATCCAACGGATTCTAATTTTCAAATTCAAGATCCTGGCGCTGGTTACGATTCTAACGGGAGGTTTCACATTTTCGCGGACTGTCATAATAATTTTGCAAGCTCTGGGCAGACTCATGAACTGCGTTACATGTTTTCAGACGATGATTGTACAACAATTTCTTCACCTGTAGTCATAACGTTGCCCGCTATTTCATTAGCTACCTTCAGGATGTATGGCAGAATGATTCAAAACAATAACGTTCTGATGGTCCCTGCTTATTTTCAAACGGAAGAGGGGGACACAACTAACAGCGCAAGATATATTTTAAGGAGCACAGACTTTGGGGCTAACTGGACATGGGTAGAAGTATCTACAGGCACAACATACATTAATGAGAGCGAGCTTTTAGGGGTCGATAATGATACGGTCATCATGGTTTCCCGTCATGAGGTTGTAAAGCAGTTCAACATGTATAAGTCCTCAGATAATGGATTAACATGGATTAACTGCAATGTGTTGGGTACGGGGGTGGTGATGGCGACAGCCGGGCCGTGCAGACTTCTAAAGTTTTTTTTAGACGATGGCACAGAGGTAGCGGGAATGTATTTTCCTGACAGGAGTAACGATAGACTATACGGATTATACGGAAAGATAGAGAATTTCATTATCGGCGGGGTTGGTGGATGGAATTTAAACACGTTAACACTACTGCGGCAGGATACAGAATATCTTCATTATGGTGACATGTCTCACTATGACAGGAATATGAATGCTTTTGGGGCATGGCCACGTGAGGCAAGCGCGACTCCACTTGTAGATAATGAACTGGTATATTTTACAAATCCAACAACCCAATACGGAAAAGTATTTAGCATCCTCACGCCTTCAACAATATACGATCACTTAGCATTACCCGCAGGGATTTATAGCTGGCGCGGACTGTTGGCAAATAATACCAACGATTATGGGACGGTTAATGTAAGTAGTCAAGTGACATTGCTAAAAAGTCTAGAACCCGGACCAACGAACAGAAATTTCTCAGCAACAGCTGGGGGGATTATTTTAGGTGATGGAATGGAATTCGATGGAACTAAAGCACTCACACATAGTACTGCTATAACTTTTGACTTCCTATCTAACAGTTCGGCCGGGTATACAGATGTAAACTGGACTATAACATGGTTGGGGAAAATTGGGAATAGTTCAAACCCAAACGCTGCTTACAGTATTTTTGGCAATAATGGAACAAGCGCAGCTAATATAGGATTAGCAATTTTCTTTGATGATCGCGCCGCTGTACCAAGGAATAACGCCCTAGTCATGAGTATCACCGCTGGGGGCTTAACCTTTATTATTAATTTTTCAAACGATAATATTCTTACGCCTAATATTTTTCTGTGCCTAACTATAGAATGTGATTTATCCTTAGGCACGACAAACGACAAAGTAAAAATATACGTCAATGGTGTTTTGCAGTCCACAACTGTAACAACATTTAATACTGGTGTGGTTGCCCCTCCTACTTTTGGCGCACAAATAGGAGCATCTGGTAATAACGTTTTACCCTTCGTCGGATCAATGAAACACTTAGTAATTCAAAACTCCATCGATATTGCACAAGTAAGAAACGAATTAATTGATACACTAATGGATTTAGAAGGACTATAAATGCCAATAACCTACGCCGATAAACCATGCCACAAGAACAAGTAACATTCGACGATAAAGATAAAACACTTCCGACCTCCGATCCGCGAAGGTTGATAAGGGATGTAGATGTGAATGAACTGAAAAGCGTCATCAACGCTAACGCTACGGATGTTACCAATTCACTGGCCGCTATAAAAAATGCGACCGCTGACATGGATTCGTTTGGGGAGGTTGTCACCGCATTAACAGCTATAGAAAATTCAGTCAGCGCTTTATCCGCGGCGGTTATACTTCTTGCGTCTTTTAAGACAAATATTGTTCCGACCGGAACAATCAACGGTAGCAATACAGCTTTCACATTACCTCATACGCCTTTAGATGGGACTGTTGAAGGGTTTGCAGACACACTACATATTATTGAGGGAACACACTTTACAAGAACAGGGCCGAACATTACAATGGTTATCGCACCGACAGATTCATTAGTATTTAACTACATAGTATGAAAATTTTAATATTTCTCCTTTTTTTCAGCACTGTACTTTATGGGCAGCAGATCGGGACCCGTAACCTAAAAGACGGAGCAGTAACATCTCCTAAACTTTCTAACGGCGCTGTCACTAAAGAAAAAATGGCGACCGACGCCATAGCTCCACTCGCTGGCGGAACGTTGTCTGATTTCTCTTTAAACTTTGTATCGCAGTACGGGCAGATATTTGACCTGACGGTTGATGAAGATATTGCTTTAACGCTTGAAGGTTCCGGGAATATTAACAACACATGGATAATTATCAACGCTACGGGAGACGGTTCGCATGTACTTACATGGCCAGCAACGTGGAGAATAGAAGGAACTTATGATCCCAACAGTGTACAGGAAGTTTATCTAAAATTTAACGGGAGCACGGTAATCGGAAAAATAACCGTGTGGGCTGATGCAATCGAAGCTACCCTTTCCACAGCGGCGGCACCTAACGCAACTCCGAACACAATTAATTTAGCATTTTCAGAAGCCGTAAATATTGATCCTACTGGATGGACATTATCGGCATCTGGCGGGGCGTGTAACATTCTGAGTGTTTCTGGAAGCGGTACAATGAATCCCACTTTCACATTGTCCAGGGAAATTTTATTTTCTGAAACGGTTACTATCTCTTACGCTCCAGCTGCAGGACAAACTACCAACTTATCAGGCAACGAGATTGAGACAATCGTTAACCAGGCAGTCACGGTTCCCGATGAAGAAGATCCCGTAACTCAAAATATTGATATTTATGTGGATGATGACGCGGTGGACGACATTGCAGCGGGGACAATAGGAGATCCATTTAAAACTATCCAAGCCGGAAGTAATGCGGCAACAGCGGGACAAATTGTAGGCATTAAAGGTGGTACATACCGCGAGACTCCAGTGGCTAAAGCCGACGTAACTTATACTAATGTCATTGGAGAAGTTGCTTTTATTTCAGCCTTTGAGGATGTAGGTACAACAGGATGGACAGTACACAGCGGAAACATTTATAAAAAAACTATCACACTTCCGGTTAACGGGTTTAACACTTCGACAACCAGGATCGCGGAGAACAGCCTAAACACGACAATTTTTGCAAATCAAATTCTTAGGAACGGCGAAATGATGTTTGAGGCTCGGTGGCCGAATATTACAACTTTCGCCGATATGATGGACCGTACCAAATTTCGATCCTTACGGTGGGATGCCGGGTTCAATGTCAACAATATTATCGACGCGACACTTCCAACTTCCGCCGCAAATCTTGTAGGCGGCACAGTCGTCGCCAACGGATGGTTTATGACTGAACCACGAACGATCAACAGCAACACAGGTACAACGCAAATTAATTTCAACAACATTTGGGATAATACCGCTACGGGTCAGTGGTCACGACAGAGATATTATTTAACGGGAAAACTTGTACTGCTCGATGCTGAAAAAGAATGGCACTATGAATCTGGTACTCTCTATTTCTGGCAACCCGGAGGTGGAACTCCAACCGGTTCGATAGTTTATAAGGCAAGAAACTGGGGGTTCGATGCACGAGGAAAAGCTAATGTTAAAATAATATCTCCAGATGGAGGGTTAAGGTTTATAGGTTGCGAACCGTTTGTAGGTGACGCAAGTAGTACAAATGCACTGATAGATAACATCCGCTCCACTTTTCAAAACCATCACGTAAGACATGACGTGTGGGAGTGGCAGGGAGTTGGAATGTCTAAGCAGTTTGGCATAAAATTACTCGGAGCCAATTCAGTAGTTAAGAATTCAGAATTTTCATTTTCAGGATCCTCTGGAATTTGGTGCGGACCTAATGCGTTAATTCAGAATAACTATTTTCACGACTGGGGGTATGTTGGATATTGGGCAAATCCTGTCAGTCTATGGGGAACAGATGGTGGTCAAACTATTACGCGCAATACCTTTGAAAGAACCGGGCGCAGTGGAATGGATTTCGGTTATAATTTCGGTAACGCTCCAGGAACTTCGTTTCACTATAATGTAACATTTACTTATAATGATGTTGGATATTACGGAATGCTTTCTTCCGACAATGGAGGTAGTTATATCTGGGGTCAATGCGATACTCCAGGACTTAACTATTCTTACAATTGGATACATGATAACATGGCCCCCGGCCAAGCTACTGGAGTAACCACGGGCAACGGATTACAAGCGGCAATTTATTTCGATCAATCTACCGGGCCTGGGGAGATTCATCACAACGTCACTTGGAATGCTGGAGATACTGACGTTTATCACGAGACGGTGAACCCTACCCGACCTGGTTCGAATCCGGCTTTGTGGACCAGACCCTATCCTCTTTTGAACATTCATCACAACACTTTCGCGACTACAACGGGTAGCGTAGACGGTAGCGTAACATCTTACAGAAGTTATATTCTTGATCCAAAAGACACGCAAGCAAACAACATTTATAGACGTGCAGTAGTCGTATCGTGGGGAGGTCCTACGTCACACATTACAAGTTCAGTTTTTCAAGGGACTGATCCGCTATTCGTTGGCGGTGACCCTGACGTTATCGGAGGGCTTGCGTTCAAACTTCAATCCGGTTCACCTGCTATCGCTTTAGATGCAGGCGCGTATCCGTTCGGTGGAGAGGATTGGATTCCTGGGTATGTTCCGTTTGTTGAGGATAACACAGTAAACGACAACGACGCTGGGTGGACATATTCCCCAGGGTGGGATTACCAGCCGAATGCCTACAACGGGCAACGGTTTGTTAACTTCGACCACCATCTAACCAGCACGGTAGGCGCGAACGCTACTTATGACTTTCATGGTACGCAAGTCACTGTAACCGCAGAAAAATGTGATAACATGGGAGTGGCCCGAATATCGGTTCTCGACGGTGCAGTCGTAATGGACACTGAAGACGTAAATTTATTTCAAGAAACCGGATCGGGTTTATGTGATGCGGGAGTTGTTGACGTGGTATGGACTTCCATTGTTCTTGCAGAGGATGATTACACGGTAAAAGTTGAATTATTATCTGGTTCTACGCTTGTGCTTGACGCCATTGAAATTACCCCTTAAAGAGCTTGCCAGACGGGCGAGTGTTTGAAAAGTAGTGGGCGGGTCGTGGATGGCCCGCTCATTTAAACAACAAAAATATGACCCATCAACTGTACATACAATGCGTGATCGCTGCCCTGATAGGCAACGTTCTGCATATCTTATTCAAGATACTCTCTTTGATAAAAGAGCATAAAATTTCAAATGTAGAGTTTAATTTCAAAGGTTACTTAAAAGATGATTGGTGGGTAATTGTAGCTGATTTATCGAGTTCATTTGCTTTGGTATTTGTGATTGATGAGTGGATCATAGACGACAGCTATACATGGATTCTCAGCAAACTGAAAACTATTTTTGTTTTCGTGGGGCTCACAGGAAGCTATTTAGTAATGTATTTTTTCAGCGTGGCAACTAAGAAACTTCACAAAGCGATTGATTACAAAACTAATATAGCAGATCAGGCAACCGGAACGCTTGATAAACCTACTCCAAAATAACCCCTGAAAGTAGGGGTTTTGTCAAAATGACTAGAGCCTAAAACGATTGAAGTTATGGGAAAACATTATATTATGAAAACCATTGAGGCGAATGTACGCGTTAATTTGCGAGTTCATTGTTTTCGTAGTGTGGGGTGTGTTCCTTACTCGTATCTTTGTTAACCTTAAAAGAGAATCAGAGATCCGAAACAACACGCATAAATATTACTCTAAGAAAATTTTTAACTTAAACAAAGAAGTCGATGAGCTTAGAAAAAGAAGAGAAGGAAAAACCCAAGGAGGAGAAGCCTAAAGAAGAAAAGCCGAAAGACGATCCTGCGCCTACCGCCGATCCGCCGTCAAACCCGCCCAACCCCCCGCCTGGAGGTGGAGGGAAGTGAAAAACATTATTGTTTTATTAGGCTGTAGCGCTGCATTGCTTTGCATGGAGCTCTATAGCCTATGGCCTTATTCTGAAGTGATGCATAACCCTTTCCCGTTCAGCAAGCAAGAACTTTCTTGGCAATCGTATGTAGATTATGCAGCTACGCGCGCGGGGATATGTATCTTATTTGCAGTCATTTGGTATCTGTCGGGTAAACAATGGCAGTACCTTGCGTTGTTACTACTGATATGTGGATATTTTGTGGACTATCTCTTAATATACAACGAGCCGTTTGGATACTCATACTTTTTTGGGCACAGGTTGCCGGTATCCTATACGCTGTTTATGATTATATCAGCTGGTGTAGTCATCTTCAAATCTATGATAGAGCAATGGAGGAAGTAGTTATTCCGGGCTGGGTGTGGGGACTGTTCACCGTTGTAATTGTCGCGTGGATGGTGAGGCTTACGTTCATGGCGTTCAAAGCTGAGAAAGATGTGAGCTTGCAGAACAGCAAAGACCAGCAAATATTAAATGACATTAGTCACCTGAATAGAAAACTTGACGACACAAAAACAGACCTGCACGAATCACTGGACAAGCTTGATACACGGTTTGAAAAATTCGAAGCACGGATGGACAAGCTTTTTGACAGGGCATTTGATTTACTTAATAAGGCGACAAAATCTTGAAGATAGAATTGATAACGCAGATACTCACATTGATTGCCTTACTCATTACTTTGTTCTTTCAGATTAGAAATTTTGTAAAGTACAGAGAGACGGATGAGGCGAATGTAAAGCGCATTTTTCTGATGCTGATGACAGTTTGTTTTTCAGCGCATATTGTTCTTTTAATGTTTAAGTTTTCAGAAGGCTTTTTCTTCACTGCCGGGGTAGTGATTTTTCTTTTACTCTATAACGATTGGTTTGAAAAACTCAGGGTGAAAATAAAAAACCCCTTTCGCTAAAAAAGGGGCTGATTTTATGGTGACACCTCCACGTCGAACGCAATATACAAAAAGTTCGATGGAAAGAATAACCCTTGAGAGAGTATACTTAACTGACCGCACACTTGGTTCGCTGTATCGTAACGGGCAACCTATCGGAAAGACTTTAGAGCTTCCGTGGAAGATGAACAAGCGCGGGATAAGCTGTATTCCTGAAGGTGTTTACCGCGTCGTCAAACAACCTCCAAAAGAGTCAAGGCCGTATCCTTATTTCCGGTTACCAGAAGTTGACGGTAGATCTGGTATTTTAATTCACAGAGGTATTTCACCGGACCATTCCAAAGGCTGTATTCTCGTCGCGTCAAGGTTTCGAAACATCAACACAGACAAACCGGAACTTGAAGAGAGCGGTAAAAAATTACAATGGATGATTGACAACCTACCGGATGAATTCGAACTTGAAGTGAAGGCTAAAACTATCTTGGTATGATCTACGACAGTATAGAATTAACTTCTGAGGAATTGCAGGACGCAATAGCAGAAGGCAAGAAAAAGAAGTGGTTTAAACTAAGCCATGAAACCTACTGGATACAACAGGAACGCAAGGCCCTGGAAGCTGAAGCGGAGGCAAAGCGGATATTGGAAGAAAAACGGTATGACCAAAGGACCCCAAAACGGTGATACATTGAAATATCGTTTTTGTGAAAATTTGCATAGTGTATGCTTCACAAAAACAGTAGATATTTGTGAATATAAATCGGAGGCAAAAAGAATCGCTAAAGAGAAACGTCGTCAGGAGTGGAGGAGACCGCCCCGATAAACGGCTCCTCACAAAACTGACTGCTTTTGACCAAAGCTTAAACGGTAAACATGTTAAGAGATATTAAGTTATGGATAATTGTAGCACTTGGAATTATCCTGGTTATCATGTTAATTTTCTGGCCACAAAGTGAATCACCAAAAATAGCCCGCCTGGAGCACGAAAACGACAGCTTGTTAATCCGAATCAGCCAACATCAGGCGAACGCATACCGGCTAAGCGTTATAAGGCTTGCAGATAGCCTACGTTCGATCGAAAGTAAAAAGGTATCTGACTCCATCCACGCTGTCGATCGTTCAACCATAGCCAAGCTACGGGCTAGTCCTAAAATTGTGGAGATCATAAAAGACAATCCAGCGATAGACACGTTAATTCAGGCTTACGATAGTGCAATTCTGCACAGAGACGAAAGGATAAGGGAACTTGAAAGCGAACTAACCTCAAGCCAAAGTTTAGCCTCTCAGGCTGAACAGAATTTCAAAGCTACAATAGCCGACTATGAAAAGCTTCACGCTAATATGTTGGAACAGGTAGAGCATTATAAAAAGGAGAATCGAAAATTAAGACGGGGCAAAAGGTTAGCTATTGTTGGAGGTATTGCCGTTTCGGTGGCAGGACTATTTCTTGGAAGTAGTCTATGAGGTATTGATGTTCCGGTAACACGCCGTTAAAAACGTCCAAGTCTAAATATTTACCATCTACTTTATCTGGCCGTACATATTTGCATAAGAAATCTACATCACCTTTTCTTTCAACTCTCCAAATAGCGCCTTCAACTGGTTCCATCGCCCCATGAAGTGAAACGTCCAACATTGTCATAGCGGAATCAATATCCAAAGGTTGGCCAACACTAAGGCATTGCGGCAAAGTGAAATCGTGTTTTATAAGTCTAGATACTATTTCAAAATATGGCCATCGTTTTTTATCTTGAATTATATCAAAGGCTACAAACGGCTCATGTGGTAAATTGTACTTTGTTCCAACTGCGGTCAATAGCCACTCCCCGCAAACTCGTTCACCTTCGCTAAGCAATTCATCGAAACGTTCCTGTTCACGCTCTACCCACAACTTAAACGCATGATGAGTTTTGTACGGAGATGTTTCAGCAAGATAACCGGCGCGAGTTATTGCAAGTACTTTACCATTTACTTTACAAACCCCTACATTACCACCGTCCAATTTTTCTTGAACGATAATGTAATCGTATTTGTCCCTTGTTTTTTCGGTTGCTATCCTTTGCTGGCCTAGCGAACAATGGTGATCCCCTGGGCCCATGCGAGAGCCTTCAAAGTGTGGTATTGACCCGTATGATTTACATCCAAGCGGTTTCATTTGGTGCTATTGGGGTAATTGGCGCAATACTCTAAATAGAAACTATTTTTCAATTGAGTGGCTTCATGGTTACAGGTCCATATCCAATATCCAATTACAAGCCCATCTTCATCATAATCCCATTGAATTCTGTATCGCGGTTTCATTTGGTGCTATTGGGTTGGTGGGGTTGATTCTATAGATTGATATTTTCCGTTTATCTTTTTACAAATAATACTTGAAAGACCCTTTTGTATTTGAGTTTCTTGCATGAATTTGGCCTTGTTTAATGTCTTACAATACTTCCATCTTTCTTTACCGTTCCATAGCACATTAACACGATACCTTGATTCAATACTCATAGAATATACATTATCACCGCACCTACTAACACTCCTAATTTAACTAAAAACCTTGTCATTGGTTTCCATTGTCTTAATACGTCATCAGTCCACGACTTACCTAAATAACTGAAAGCGCTTTCTTTGGTTTCGATAACTTTGCGTTTCTTCAGAATCCAAGTAATAGCGTAATCAAAAACTACAAAATGAATCGCCAAACTTAGCAGAACACCGTCAGGTATTGCTTTGCCTGCTATGTACCAACCTACTACGGCAGCGGTGATAGCAAGTAACAAGCGTATAAAAATGTCCTGTGTTTTCTCATTTGGTGCTTCGCCGTTGCGATCATTTATTAACTCCCAAATGAGTGGAACGAAAAGTAAAAGTATAGCGAGTAGTGTCATTCGAATACTTGGATTATAATACAGTGGTTTGGATATGGCAATTTTTCTTTATCGGCACGTGCCTCTTCAAGAGTTGTATAACCGTGGAGTTGACCAGCTATTTGGAAGCATGGCCTAACCATGTTCTCTCCCATTGGTTCCCAAATTTCAATTATTTGATATTTCATTTTCTTTTTCTTATTGACCAACAAGTCCCAATTTCAACCGTAGCTATACATACTCCGAGTATTACAAACCACCAACCGCTATCCTGCCAGCCTTCAAATATTATAAACAGGAAAGTTGCTGTGATAATGGCAGAATATATCCAGAGGCGTGTAGTCAGTTTCATAGGAGTGATTTAGCTTCTTGAATTATAGTATTGATATTTGGAAATGCTCTCCCTTGACTGTGTTCGTATGCTTCCGCTAGTGGTATCAACTCTCGCAAAGATTCTTTTAAGGCTTTAACTTCTTGAATTAAATCTACGGTCAGTTTATAATGATCGTATTCTTCTGGTAGTTCTTCTGTTTTCATGTGGTGGAGAAAAATAGTAGGGTCATCTTGTATACATTAAAAATCCATTAATCGTTAACAAAGCACTAAGCTCAATCCACGTTGTCCGGTTGTTCACTTTAAACAAGTAGATCAACGCTGTTAGTAGAGCGAATATTCCTAAAGCCCAGTACACTTGTTGTCCCTTCTCAAACCAGATAGCAAGCATTCCCAACGCTATGGCTATCACTGTTAAGATATTATGTAAAAGCGTTATTTCTTTGTCCTTGTAATTCGCAGCAACACCGATATAAAACACCATTGCCCCGGCTATCGGAAGGCATACGGCAGCGCCGACACTTTCAACAAAATAGTACTGTGGCAACATCGGAACACCAACGCCAGCACAGAACCAAACAAACGCAGCGCTGTAGTTCTTTTCTTTGAAGTAGTACCACGTTGCTGATATACTTCGTTGCTGTTTGCCGAACGTTATTTGAACGATGACTAAGTAAATGAGTGCGGCCAGTGTGGATGCAAGGGTTAGATAATTCATTTTTCGAGTGTTTGTAATCTATCAAGTTCTGCGGCTATAAGAGCCCCAGCAATTATCAATCGTTCTTTTCGTTGTCTTGCGTTAAGGTCATCAAACCATTCCTGATCCCAACCGTCAGGTAGGTGGTTTACAGTGTCAACAACTTCTTCAAACTCGTGCATCAGCAACGTAGTAGCTGCATATTGCAATTGAAAGTTGTCGTACCATTCTGGATGATCAACATGGTGAGCGCCCGTAAAGCCGTGTTTGTCGATTTGTTTTTGACGTTCGGCTGCAATTAATTCAATTCCTGTTTTCATAATCTTACAATCTATTTACTATTTGTTTTGCGAAAGTTTCTGTTCCTGTGAATTCATAGAACTGAAGCGGTACACTACAAGGCTGAGTATTAAAATCATGTATTACACTTCTCCGAACACGGCCGATAATGTTGTCTTTGTTGCACCTTTCGACTATAAAAGTCTGGCCGTTTTTTATGGCTTGGTGCACTATCATGTACTTGTCTTTGCCTTCTGAAAGCAAGGATTTTATTTCGTGTGCGGTGAGTATTTTCATGCTGTTCTTTTTTTCTTTTTTGCTGCCCATATTTTAGCGACCTCGCTAAACGCATGCTTCGGTTTAGACTCCTCTGTCAGAACGTGATTTTTCAACTCTACCAATCGCATTTGAATTTGCTCTTCAGTTAATTCCGGGTGACGCTCACGGACGGTTCGTTCCTGGTTAGCCCAAAGTAATTCATGATGTTCACGAAGTCTTATCTCGGCTTCCGATTCGTTGTATGAGTAAACTTTTTCTTTTGGCCTAGTTTGTCCCTCTTCCTTAATTTCTTCCTCTGTCAAATCAGGAACACGCTTCATGCCTCCAGAATTATCTACAGCGTTCTGCCATTCAGCAAGCCAGTCACGGTCAGAGTTTTCAGGAATGACAACCTTGTAGTACTCATCCCGCTCTTTCATCAGCTGGTTTTCCATGACTTCGTACTTCTCGCTTAGGTATTGTTTCATCCATTCGCCTATCGTAATTCCGTCCATGCGCTGGATTTGTCCGTAGCGCCCCATTGCGCCGCGCTCAAAGCAGATTTTAAAATCAGCAATTGACTCGTTCGGGTACATGTCAATCAATTGATCTGCGATAAAATCAACCTGGGTTCCGTTGAGGTTTCCTCCTACTGACATCAATTCGGCCATCTTGATTAGTTCGAATTGAATCATTCGCTTCACTGGGATTGCTGATCTGTAGGTCATAATCATTTCGCGAATCTTTGGCTGATCGAAAACTAGTTCGATCTTCCTGGGTAGCATCTCTGAAGCTGTTTTGAAATCGTTACCCGCTATTGTCTGCAATAACTTGTTTAGCAAAAGCTTCTCTAAGGCTGGTGATAGTTTGTTGTCGTTTGTCTGGAGGTCCATTTTGCTTTTTATCTAGTTCAAAAATTCCTTGCCATTGGTTTGCGATACTGTTTTCAATCATCTGAATCGCTGTTGATTCGTCGTACTCGGATAACTTTTTTAATGCTGTTTGCTCTGACAATTCCGATCGGTACGGCTTTCGAATCTGCGATCGGTATTTTTTCCAGACGTCCCAAACCCGAAGGAATTTGTCGCTTGTGAACGGAAAAATTATTTTCGACTCTTTTTTAATCTTTAATTCATTTCCATTTCCATCTCCATTTCCTAAAGGTTCAACCAACGGTTGACCACTTTTATCTTTTGGTTGACGTTTGGTTGATTGTTGGTTAGACTTTGGTTCTTTTTTTAATGCTTTCGCTCTGTTTTCTGATTGTTTTACTGAATGCGCCTTCGCTTTCTTTTCAGAAGTTTCAAGCCATTCAATAAAAAAAAGTCCGGCGGCATCTTTTTTCAAAATCCATTCCAGGGCTGGCCACACAGTGTCGAAATCTTTACTGAGAAACTTCTTTAAATCATTTATGGAGAGGTGTCCGCGCTGTCGTTGCTGAATTATTACGTCTGTGTAAGCGCCACGCTCCAGGCGATTCATGTGGGCCATGTCACGAGTGGCATCACCGTCATAGAAATTAAAACAAAAATCAGCTTTTGCCATTTATTCCGCCTCGTTTAAAAAATTAAAAACCTAAAAATTACTTAGTCACTTCAAATAATTTCAACTGGCTTTTATGCTGCTGGAACCGCTTTTCCTGGGCTGCATGATAGTCTTTATTGATTTCAAAGCCCACATAGCTACGCCCGCTTTCATCGGCGGCTATCCTTGAAGCTCCAGAACCGGTAAAACAATCTAAAATAACATCCCCACCGTTACTATACGTTTGAATTAAATATTTAAATAATGACACTGGTTTCTGTGTGGGATGAATCATTTTTTGAACAGAATCAAAGGATGAGTCAAAGAATGAATTTTCGTAATCAACCGTAAATACTGACCTTGGATATCGGCTACCGTCTTTATGCCCTACACCCATATCATGAGTGAATGTGCCGTAGTTTTTAGATCCTAGTGCCTTATTTCCCTTTTTAAATGAAGGACGCCCGTCTACCTTGTATTTTTGTGGGTTAAATGTTGGTAAAGATTTATAGAAAACACATATGGTTTCATGAGCTCTAAGGGGAATTTTATTAGCATTTAAAAAGCCTGTGGCGATTGATTTTTCCCATATAAGATCGTATCTAAACATTTGTCTATTTGAATTGATTAAATCAGTTGTGAATGGTTGTGCTGATGTAAACACAAACGCCCCATCGTCTTTTACGACTCTTTTCCACTCTTCCCATAATTCTCCCAAATTTATAGCCGTATCCCAATCATTATTCGTCATCCCGTATGGGGGATCTGTAATAAGTAAATCAAAATGCTTATTTGGGAATCCTTTTAACCCCTCAAGGCAATCCATATTATAACAAAGGCTACCTGAATTAATATCTACAGTCATTCTGTTTTACCTTAGCGTACTCCATCAGTTTTAGTTTTTCGTGATGCTTCCTTTTCTAAGACACATGGGCATGTCGAATATTCATTTTCACCAACCTGCACGCCGCCGCTGCCTTTGCAGTGTGGGCAATTTGGGTCAGGTTCGTATTGGTTCTTTTCGAACGCAACCGAGCCGTTATCAAAGCCATAGGCTCCAGCGGTTTTAGCGGATAGGTTGCGGGCGATCTTTGGTTTAGGCTTCTGGCTCATGGTTCAATAGTTCTGGATTTTCGTAAATATTGCCGATGACTTCGACCCCTTTGCCTTCTTGTCTTGCTGTAAAAATTCTCTCTCTATCAAAGATGTCTTTTATTGCAGCCTTTCCGGTTGATCGCTTTACGATTGGCATGTCACCATCATAGTCAGAATCGTATTCATAATCCCATGAAATAACATCCCCCTCATAAATCTCTTTCCCGTTCTTGTCTTTGAGGCCGGTGTATTGTGCCTCTGTAATTAGGTCCCAACGTATAGTATAGTCTGGCGCTTGAACCTCCCCACGCCGGATATTCTCAAGGGTGTAATCTTTAGCGCGCACTTCGTTTGTCCTGTCATGCTTCCAATAGTATCGAAACTTTATTTCTCTCATTTTTTTGTCCATTCCTTCAAATCTTCTTCCTTAATTTCTTTCCCGTTAATTCTGCGGTTCTTTCCAAAAGCTACGTCTCCATTATCAAAGCAGTAATGGCCGGAGGTTTTAGCGGATAGGTTACGTGCGATCTTTGGCTTAGGCTTCTGGCTCATAAATTCTTTCTATTGCTTTGAAGATTTCGAAGGCGACTTGCGGGACGATGGCGTTTCCAAGGGACTTAATTCTGTCCACCCTATTGGGTATCCCATGAACTCTTCGCACCATTCCGGATTTAGTGCCCCGTTGAACACTTGGCACAATTGGATTTGACTTGAATTTTGTCGTAATCCGTTGTTCTTGGCGTCTTTCGTGCTCAATGTTGGTAAAAGCCTCAATAGTGTCTCTTCCAAGTACAATGGAACTGTATTCTGATTGGCGTTTCTCTTCCTGAAGTCTGAGCACTTTTGCATTGTCTTCTCCGATCGTACACGGCTTACTGCTGTGAGTGTAGGCAACAAACCAATATCTGAGTCGTCTGTGTTGGGCACCGATGCTTGCAGCATCAATACCAATCGGTTCCGTCGTGTACCCTTTAACCTCCAACGAGGAACATATTTCGTCGACCAGTTGCCATGAGCCACTAACATTTTCGCCAACAACGACGGTCGGTTGAATTTCTCCAATGACTCTAAGCATTTCCGGCCATAGATATCTAGAATCTTCTTTTCCGTTTTGTTTTCCAGCGACACTAAAAGGTTGACATGGAAATCCTCCTGTAAGAATGTCAACTGTGCCCCGTAAAGCTGTTCCGTTGAATGTTTTGATGTCTCCATGAATCGGTACGTTTGGAAAATTCTTGTTTAAAACCTTTTGGCAAAATTTATCTATCTCAACGAATTGAATTGTTTCCCACCCCATCCACCTTGCCGCAAGCGCAAAGCCTCCGATTCCAGAAAACAAATCAAGGTGTCTCATTTCTGAAACCACTTAACAACCTGTATCAACAGCATTATAACTCCAGCCACTCCGAAAAAGGAGACGAGCATTAACATTCCGATTTTAAGAAGGTGGTTTGTGAAGAGTTCCTGGCGCTTGGCGCGGCGTTCGGAAATTTGGTAGAAGTCATCATCGATATCGGAATCTTCGAATACATATCGAACAGTTCCGTTAGGTAGTGTGGTTTTCATGGTTGGTTTGGTTATCTGTCTTCAATTATTTGCTTGAATTTTTCTCTCAAGTATCTGGTATCAAAGCCATGCGCCCTGTTATGGCAAACACGACAAAGTGCGATCAAATTAGTCGTCGCGTCCTGTTCATCCTTTCTTTTCGAACCGAACGAGCTACGCGGTAGTACGTGATGGATGTCCACAGCAAGCCTTTTGCCGCAATACTCACATGATATCTGACTAGATTCATCATATCCAAAAGCCTTGTAATAATTTTCAACGTGTTTTTGCATGGATAAACTGTCTTTAGTCACTTGCATGGTTACTCTTTACCATTTGAAAATACTGACTCAGCATGTTTGACGATGGTGTGTAATTTTCCTATCTGGCGTTTGATTTCTTTCATTCGCTCGGAGGCTTCGTTCTTTGTTTTTTCAAGCTCATTGTACTCCGCTTGTAGCTCGGTGATTTTGTCGGTGATATTCATTGAATTAAGTATTAGCATAAAAAAAGCCCTGACTTGTTGCGGGCCTTTACCTCCGCGCCAAATCAAGGCTAAAATTTCTTTCGAAACCTGTCTCAAAGGTAAAGGCCTGACAGTTAATTTCTATGTGAATGTACATAAATTTTATTCTAAGGTTATCAATCCTTAATATTTAATTTCAAGTTCTCGATATAGTCCTCCATTTTTGCCATGTAGTATAGCTGAAAGTCCTTATATCCTTCAGGGTCTTGTTTCCAAAGGATATACAGTACATTGTACATCCTTTTGCTTGGTGTCTTACCTTGCGGCAAGTCTGCGGTGATGGCGTTCACCTGGTCCATTTCCTTTTGTGTTATGACGTCTTTAGGACTCAGGTACATCATGGCGACTTTCTTACGAAGGGAGAACAGTTCGCCAGCTTTAGCCGGGCTTAGTTCTTGCGTTTCGACGCATACTGAAACTGAACCATCTTTAAGGCTTCGTATAGAAGAGATCACAACGGGGAGGAGTAGGCCTTCCATCATTTTAAGAAAACTTTAACGCCGGTTTTACTTCTTTTAAATGGCGGCCTGATCTCCTCCAGGGCTCCAGACTCCTTATCAAGATATGTTAAAGGCTCCTTCAGCGAACGCAGGAAGTTCTCTCGCTCCTTCTTACGTGCCTCCAGAGCCTTAATTTCTGCATCTAAGCGTTCCCATTCAACATCCTTCGAAGTTGTATAGTCGTACTTAGTATAGACCTCACAGCGTTCCATAATGGCACCAAAGGCTTCAAATTTCTTTTCTGAGTACTTCTCGGCAGCGGTTAAGATGTTGTCCTGTATCTCTTCTCTGACCTCTTCAGATAGCAATTCAAGTGAACGCAGCATAGCAAGTACTTCTAATGGGTTGGCGTCGCCGTTTTGTACGGCTTTGATGATACCATGCGCAAACGTAGCTACCTCTTTGGCTTTGTTAGGCATTAGCCTAAGGGCGCTCATTGGTGTTGATGGCAATTCACTTGATGGATTCATACAATTTTAACATGTTTAGAAATATAGATTCGGTTGCCCCATTCATGGCCTTAATATCAACCTTCCCACCGACTACTAAATCTTTTGAATATGCAGCGGCAAAGCTTATGAACTGTATCCGCGGATCCATCGCCGGCCTGGGTTTAAACCCTGTGTTTTCCATTACCGCTTTAATTTTGTTTCCCTTGCTGGTTTCTTCAATGGTGTAATGAAGCTCGCTGCCTGGGTTAAGTTTTGATGGCATTTTTTCCTTAGTGCCTATCTGGCCAACGTCGCCGTTATCAAGTTCAATTTTATGGTAGTAAATTTGTCCTCCTTTCGGATTGGACCATTCACTTACAAATGTTGTTCGGGTTATTTTAGCTTTCTTTTCCATACGTTTATCGATTTGGATTTATAAAAAGTGGTGCCCGTGAACCAGTCGTTACGTTTAAGATTCACAGGCTATCCCACGTTAATTTTTATCCTGACCAATGGAGCAGGTATTTATCCTTATCATCTTGGGCAAGTACATATTCAATTGTCTCCTCCACTATTTCAAGCGCTTCGACGTACCATTGATTTTCCCCCTCGCAGATCACGTATGTACATGGAAGGATACGGTCACTTAAAAGCATCTTTTTTACACCGTTGATTAAGCCGTAAACTTTAATAGGCTCCGAGTGATAGAAGTGCCCATTCAAATTAGAGTAGGCCTGCCAGTCCTTATTGGTGTTTCGTGTTTTCTCATCAAGATAAATTGACATAGCTTCCTGCTCATCCGTTATCTTACATTCCTTTGGATTCCTGAAATCATTCCATGAGACATCAAAGCATCTTAGATTATTCTTTTGTTTCAATTGACTGATTGCGTTCCTAACGTTAATTAATGCCATTATCCAGTCAGGGGTAAACTTGTAAACGTCATCAGTATTACCAAATATTTCAGATAGCGTAGGAAGTCCAAGATTGAGGAGTATCCTATTAATACCGCCATCGTTGTACGAACTTCTAAAATATCCTATTTTAAAAAGGTGTTCAGGATATTTTTCACTATTCATTTCAATACATTGTTTGTTGGTTTTGTCATCACCCCATTCATCAAGACCTAATTCAGCGGCATACTTTTTATCGGCCGACCTTAATGTTTCCTTCTCATGATCAGTAAGGTCTTCATATTTTTTACCGTTCCAGTTTTCTTCAGAAAATTTATTGTATTTTTCTTCTAAAGATTCTGTTAGGTCTTTGTTTTCGTAACGATACAAATAGATGTCTAATCCCATAGTATTGAAGTTTTAATGTGTTGATATTTTGGTTTATTTATTTTCGGTGAACACTGAGCACAATACCAAAGCAGTATAAATGCAATAAGAAGGAATAAAAGAAAGTTGCACAGCGCCGGTTCATAGTTTCGTGATGCTAAACAAATTGAATCCCAAAGGCCATCCATCAACAAGAAAGTTTTCACGTGTAGTAATTACATTAGCAACTTGCTTTGTTTTCAGGTTAATGAATCGGTAACGTTTTAGTGTTGGTTTCATCGCAGAACGTGTTTAATAACTTTAACTTGTTGACGTCTTTGTGCTCGATAGCGTAAAAACAAGGCTTTATCTTTATTGGGATTATCGGAACGCAGATAATCAGGACGCTCATTAAGTATTGGTGCATTTCCAAAGTCTTTACCGAAAATTTCTTGTGCTTTAGTTAATGGTTTCATAATTAATTTGGTTTAGAATAATATCTTTCAGCCGCAGCCGTGTTGTCTTCTTTTTCAAGTTCGTTGATAAGCTTTCTTAGCTCGGACCACCCACCATAGTAGTGAGCTAGTTCACGAAGGTCGCGTTCGTTTATCTGGCGCTGTTGCTCGATTGATTCATCTTTACACTTTTTGATTTTTGTCCCCTGTACCACCGTACAATTTTTAGCACTACTCATGTTTTTATTATTTACGTTTTTCGATTTCATGATCTACAGTGATGGCTATTCCTGACTCTTTAAGCAAGCCTGCTGCTCTTTCCAGGTTCTCAAGTTCTTCCAGGTCAAACGATTCTGGATCAGCATAGAAGCGATTGTAAGAATGTTGGACTAACTTTTTAAGGAGTTCTGTTTTAATGGAGTCGGTTAGTTTTTCGGTGAGTGTCATAAACAATGTCTTTTGGCGTATTCGTTTGTCTTAACAGTCTTAATGTTATTCAACCTATTCAACTCATTTTCCCAGGCTTCAGGGTTACCGGCAGAACCTTTAGCGTGATGCTCGGTAATTTCTTTATTAACTAACTCGATTTCTTTTTTAAGTTCGTCACAGCTAATTTGTGGATGTGGATCATTTTCTGAACATGATAAAAAGAGAACCGCAACTAATAAGATCGTTTTCATTTGTCTGAATTGATGAATCAAAGTAAGTTGAAAGTTTTCAACTATGCAAATTATTTGGTATAAATTTTTAAACTTTTTTTATTGTAATTAAGTAGAAATTATTACACCTTTGATGTATGAAATGGGTAACTGTTAAGGAATACGCTGAAATTAAGGGACTTACGCTTGCAGCGGTTTATAAGCAGATCAATGAGAACAGAGTCAAATTTGAGAAAAAGTTTGGTAAATTAGTGATTGCCTATAAGGAAGAAAGGGCGATAGCATGACGGAAGAAAACGGGCACTTACGGACTGAAAAAGGTCGGTTTGCTCCTGGGAACAATATAGCAACTAACAGGGGTCCGAATAAGATTTCAACTAAAGTAAAAGAGGCTTTAGTAAGCTTTTTAGAACTAAACATCGACAAAGTACAAGAGTCTTTCGATCAGCTTAAACCATTGGAAAAGCTCCAATTTGTAGCTAATATTCTACCTTATGTTGTCCCTAAACTATCAGCTACTCAAACTGAAAACAATACTAAACTAAGTGGAGGTATCAATATTAGATGGTCAGAGCCTGGATTATTGGATACCCCAAATAAAGGTAGCAACGGAGAGTTACAAAGCCTTCAAGAAGGGAGCGAGGATAATAGTTAACCAAGGGGGAACCAGGTCAGGAAAGACTTACACTTTATGCCAACTACTAATAGCTTTAGCTTTAAAAGAAAAATGTACAATCTCCATTACTTCAGTTGCTTTCCCCCACCTCAGAAGAGGGGCTATGCGGGACTGGCGGACCATAATGGAAAACTCAGGGCTTTATGATCCAAACGCGCACGTACGTACAGAACAAGTTTATAACTATCCAAACGGCTCCTACATTGAATTCTTTAGCTCTGATAATAATCTTAAAGTTAGGGGGCCGGGGCGTGACATTCTTTTTTTCAATGAAGCGAACCTCACTGATTTTGATACATTCACGCAACTTATGTTACGGACCAGGAAGGCAATTTTCTTGGACTTCAATCCCGCTGATGAGTTCCATTGGATTTATGACAATATCCTCACTAGACCAGACTGCTACTTCATCAAATCCACATACTTAGACAACCCCTTTTTACCTTATGAGCAAGTCAAAGAAATCGAAAACCTCAAAAACGTCGATAGCAACTTCTGGAGAATATACGGGGAAGGGGAGCGAGGACACAGCGAGGGAGTTATCTACACTCACTGGGCTCCATATTCAATTAACCTTAGTGGATACAGTGTCTTCGGACTTGATTTTGGTTACAATAACCCCACAGCACTTGTTAAAGTTACTGAAACAGACCAAAACCTCTACTGGAAAGAAGAAATCTACCAGTCCCACCTCACAAACTCCGACCTGATACCCATGATTAAGCAAATAGTCAAACCAGGTGAGCCGGTTTACTGCGATACAGCAGAACCAAACCGGATAGAGGAGCTAAGAAGGGCAGGGATAAAGGCTTTACCGGCAAATAAAGACGTTAAACTAGGGATAGACTTCGTAAAAAGCCGGAAACTGTTCATTCATTCAGGATCTGTTAACCTTTTGAAAGAAATTAAGAGTTATAAATACATGGATCAGGGTAAAAGGCTTGGAAACGAGCCTGAAATTCCCTTAAAACTCAACGATCACGCGATGGACGCTGGTAGGTATGCTAGTTTACACTTCAAGAAGGCTAAAACAGGGTTAAAGTTAACGCATCACAGATGAAAAAAACCGCGAAAATGGCGCGTTTTCTCAGTAAAACACTTTTATGATACCCTTTAAAATAAACGGCTCAAAATATCAGATTCCTACTGACTGGAATGATGTCTCATTTAAACAATACGTTCGTTTATTAATCCTTCCAGACACTTTACTCCACAAGATTCATTTATTCACCGGAATAGACATAGACCTACTTCAAAAAGCAAAGTTCAACAACCTGGAGAAAATCAACCTCGCTTTATCATTCATTAACCTTCAACCTAAACTCGATGGTAAGCCCTCCGCCATGGTAGGGCCTTACTATCTTCCTAAAGATCCTACAGTAGAGTCATTAGGCCAGTTCGAAGACCTTCGGGCCTTAGTACTTCGGATCCCAAAAGAATTAAAGACGGTTGAAGATCATCTGAAGTTAGCTGATCTTTATCTGGAGGCTTGCGCTATTTACTGTCAGAAGGTTAGGGATGGAGAGTACGACTCCGGTAAAGTTCCAAAGATGAAAGAACAACTGGAAAACTATTCGTGCACTGAAATAATAAACACCGGTAGTTTTTTTTTATTCAAACCATTGAATATATCAATCAATACAACGAATCACTCCCAGAATCTAACCCAACGAATGAAGAAATTGCTGCAGGACTTCCCCGGTTATCAGAAGTCTTTGGATTTTCTGCTACGCTCTTCGAAGTCTCAGAACAAACAAGCGTAAAATATTGGGAGTACCTTAAAAGACCTGCTAGGGAATTCTATCACCTGGTTAGATATCGAGCCTGGAGGGCTGATTCTCAAAACGAGTACCAAAGAATAATCGGGAAAACATTCCACAAATAGAGTTTTATTTTGATATTTGATACCGTGTCTCACAGATCGGTAGTTTCCTTATTCTCAGATGTTGCCAAAAGTTTAGCTGATAATATCCAATTTGGCTATGGTCGACGAAGTGACTTCAACTTAATCGAGAACAAGCGAACACCTTATGTTTGGTGCCTTCCTTTAACAGCTACACCTTCATTCACTGACACCCCGAACTATCAAAAGACTTGGAATTGTGTGCTAGTGTTCTTTGAACAGGACCAAACCGACTCCAAGGAAAGCCAATACAAACTTATACTGGACGACATGGACGAACTGTTGGACAAGTTTGTACAAAGACTAAACGACTGGAATCAAACCAGTCAGGATGTTGTAGGTCAAGTAACCTTACAAGCTTTCTCACAAACACCTTTTGTTAAGACTGACGCCGGTATTTATACAGGTTGGATACTTCAATTCCAAATGATTACCCCTGACGACTTCATTTATTGTACACCCGATAACATAGACATTTATGCAGGGAATAGTTGAGCGTGAAACCATTGATTTAATCAATAACATCCGTATCAACTTAGGCCGGACAGGGACAAATGCCACTTTAGAAACCTCTCAAAGCCTACGATCAGAAATTACTAAGGAAGGGGCTATAACCAGAATGAAGCTATTCGGTAGGCCGTATTTCTTTACTGTGGAGACTGGACGGAAACCTACGCCAGGCAAAAAGCCTAGCCGGTTGATGATCGAACGGATAACCGAATGGACCCAGGCTAGGGGGATAAGCGAAGAGGCGGTTTGGGCTATCGCTGTCAAGATCCAGGAGAAAGGTACTAAGTTATGGCAGGATGGTGGCAGGGATGACATAGTCCCTCCGGCGGTGGATGAGTTTATCAACAATGTCTCTTTAGGACTGCTCGACGAAAGAGCTTCAGAGTTTCAGATTAAAATCAGGGGTTTCGAATGGTAACAGTTATTAAAACCCCGCAGGGGCATAAAGTTATTGATCAAGCCATAGCCGCTGAGATAACCGGATTAACGGGGTTTGATGCTGTTGTTCAGTTTCCGTATCACTCTCTTTCAGATGGGGATTATGTTTACATCACTTCAGACATAGATGAATATAACGGGTTCTGGTATGTCACTGTCTTAACTTCGGATAGCTTCAAGATCTCAGAATCAGCAACCGTATCAGACTATGTACCATACTACCAGGATGCTGAAATTGAGTACTACAGAACCCAAGAACATGATTGGTCCAGCATCTTTTTGCCGATAGTTTACAAGTGTTCAAATGACCGTTGGCCTTTAAATTTAGTGGATACCGCCAGGACCGTATCTTCCTTTTCGGATGACAACGGCTACACGGAATTAGTTTTATCAGGGGATATCAAGTCAAGCGGTGGTGGGTTGAATGCGCTAGAGTTCGTTAAAATCTCAGGTGGGGATGAAGAGTTAAACGGGATATGGCAAATAGTTGAGATAATTTCAAGTTCTAATATTGTCATTAATTTACCATACTCAGCTTCAAATTCGTTTACAGGTGCTTCAATTCAATACTACTACAACAACTACCAGGTCAAGGTTAAGATATTCGCCGGGCTTCCTGTGCTTCATACGTGGGCTGCGCAGAAACCAACGGAGGAAGTAGCTGAACTTTCTTTAACCCCGGATGACAATAACGAAGTGATGTTTTCTATTTCGGATTACATAAAAGGGAAGGTATCGGTAAAAAACAACCTTACTTTATTCTCTCTTCCACTGAATTTAGACGCATTTACAGGATTCTACATTTCAACGGCTGAAAGTTTTGATTATGCAGATGGCTACTCGGTTCTTACAACTGAAAGCGATTTCGCGGTAGATTCTTTCGCGGGGTACGCGATAGCCGGGAAGCTTCCTTTCAAGAATGTGTATTCAGGGGATTACGCTGATTATATTTTAACTTCCGGATCTCCTGCGCTGTGGCTAACGAATAGAACCAGGCTACTAGCGGTTGAGGACAGGTACTTTGATATCAGCTTCATTAAGAACATTCGCGGTGATTTCTGGATAATAATTGACAAGTATGTAAGTGACTACCTCACACTAACAGAAGTCATACCTTATACAGATCAGGGTATAGGAGTTTACAGAATCCCCATTGTTCCGAATGCTCTTTACGATTCGTTTTGTGTTCGGGCCTACACTCCAGGGGTTCCAAGTTCTGGCGGTGTTCCTGCGACTACCCTGGCAGCCTTAGAAGATGGGTATAACATTACGTTTGGTTGGGCACTTGGTCCTTACTGTTGGTCTATCACTGTTAACGGTTCGGGTGGTCCTTCTGGATACTTGGCGTTCGATATTGTGACCACCGCAGGGTATGATTATGAGTTTACCACTGAACTGGAAATAGAAGATTTCGCACCATATCCAATTCTGTCTGAGGTTACCTACGTGCTGATGGACTCCAGTAATAATGTGATTGATTCGGTAGTTTATAACTACGATACACCTGGAGTCAAGACCGAGACTTTCACGCTCACCTCGGTAACGGCAGGGGCTAAGGTTGCGATCATAATTGTGAACAACACTCCATTTGCTTCTAAGAATTATAATTTTTGCGCCATTGAATATATCGATCCGGGTGTAGTGGATGATTCTATTGCAGCGCAAACTATGACAGAAGAAATATGTATAGATATTTTGGAGGATTGTGATATCGCGGAAGGATTTTCTGATGAGGATCGTAGACTATTGGAGGACGGTGATTTCCGTTTACTTGAATGAGACAATTCATTTACATAACATGGCTTAACAACTTAGGAGGCTTCGAATACTGGTTATTCGTAGGCCACAAAGATCACATCCTGGAGGTTCAGCAAACAGCAGAAACTAAAAAGAATATCTTCCCACAGTGGCCAAAGAGTTACGGCGCTTTCTCGGATACGATCACAAAGCAAACCTTTAGGAGAACCAAAAAACAGAAGTTAGTCAGAAGCCAGAACCTAACAGCAACACAAGCCGAACAGATGGGTGAGGAGATTAAATCTTCTCCAGTGGTTCAGATCGTAACAGGATCAGGAAAGCGGGATAGACGGACGGTGGTAGTTGACAACGGAAGCATCACTGTAAGAAAGGAAATTGATAAGATTCATTCATTAAGTTTTACCATAAGTTACACAGACGAATATCCAACACAACATACGTGATCTTAAAAGTAGGCAACGAGTATTTAGACTTCGACGACAGTATAGAAGTAGAAAAACAAATAAAATTGTTTGAAGACATTTCTACGACTGATGGTGATTTCTCTTATGCGTTTGACTTACCTAAAACCATCCACAACACTCAAGTACTTCAGAATCCTTTCCCGGATAACATTTCAAAGCCTGTCTACCAACAAATACAAGCAACTTTATTAAGCGATGGAGGGGCCAAACTGTACAAAGGCTACTTAAGGATCGAACGGATTACAAGCGTTTATGAGTGTTCATTCTTTGCAGGTAATAACAATTGGTTTGCTAGGATTACCGGACTACTCACAGACATTGATCTTTCAATTTACGACATCGACAACAACGAAGTAAACATTATCGATTCGTGGAGCCTTAAAGAAGGGCTAGTGTTTCCTTTCCTGGATAACGGAAGTTTAATTACTCGGTCTTATCATCAGCTAAAGATTGAGGACTTTGTAGCTGGGCTTTATGTGAAGACAATATTTAGCCGGGTGTTCGCGGAGGCAGGAATAAAGATCAAAGGCGAACTACTGGAGGATTGGCGCTACAACAACATGATATGCGTCTCTAACTCAAAAGATCAAGGATTAATAGACGATCGTACTTCTTATGTTGAGAAAAATATAGCTCAGGTTGTCCCGGCTAATACAGAAGTTTTAGTAACGTGGGACAATGATTCAACTGCACCATTTTTTGACGGTTCGGCTAACCTGTTCAATCTTGCCGCAGGCCAGTACGATCCTGATCTAAAAATGACAGTTCAGGTAGACGTCACACTGGTGGCCACAAGCGGAGAGGATTTCGGCTTGATGGTGCTAATCATTTACATAAACGGGGTTTTAATAAGAAGCAAACCAGCTGGGATCAGTACCAACACAGGAGAAACGCCAATTTCCATAAATGCTTCATTTCAACTTAACCCAGGTGATGAGGTTGAGATAAGATTCGAACAAGCCAATGTAGATTCTGATCCTATTACAATTGAGCGCGGAACGATCAAAATAACCCCTACCTATATTTATAGGACCATAGGAAGCGCAGCCGTTCCAAACTGGACCCAGCAACAGTTTGTGTCTAATATTTTAAGAATATTCAACGTGCTGGCGTACTATAATGCTGGAGACTCTGAACTAACCTTGAACCTGTTTGAAAAGATAAAAAGCAAAACACCTTTAGACTTATCAGAGCACATTTCAGATACAGAAGTGGATTACTCTGAGTTTATTTCTGACTACGGCAGGCGTTCGCGGTTCTCTTATAAAGAAGTTGACTTCGAAGAGCTAAAAGCATATAACCAAGGCAAGTATTTTAAATACGGCCAAGGATTTATTAGTGTTAATAACGACTTTTTAGAAAACGATAAATCTATTCTTGAAAGTGACTTCGCTAATCCGGTCGACTATCTGAATGCGGTGTTTGATGCAAGCATGGGGAAGACGAATCTTATCGAACTAAATGAAGGTGAGGAGTTTCCTTTCTCAAATGTAGGGGATGACGGATTTGGGGATGCTGCTTTTAACGTTGGTTCTACTTCTGGTTTTCTGGTAGGTGATTTAGTCCGGGTTTCGGATTCTACTGTCCCAGGATACAATGGTGATTGGATTGTAAAGACTTTAGACGGTGTGCATGTAGTATTCAACGGTCTACCGTTTGACACTGGAGCAACAGGGAATTTAACACGGCTGAATTATAAGTACTCATCTTCTGAGGATGTTTTTATATTTATTAACATTCCTAACTATCCAAGAGCAAGATTTTCAGATGCGCCTATCGTTTTTGATTCAGGGTCATTCTATCCCATAGAGTTCACCAACATCGCGCTTGCTTATTTCGATATGATTAACACCGGCAAAGAGGTAAACAGTGATTTTATTTATTCGCTTTCATTCGGTGGTATAGATGATCCTTTGCACTACATGGTAACTATGATTGACAGTTATTTTAGTTTGTTTTCCAAGATGCTTAACGATCCAGTGAAGTTGATTTCAACGGCCCAGCTACCGTATGCGATTTATAACCAGATTGATTTTTTAAGTCCTATCACGATTAAGACGCTGGAAACACAGAACCAGTACTATTTAAACCGGATCACAGGGTATAAAGAGAGTTACTTGGATTCAACTTTAGAACTGATAAAGTTACCTGGGAACTTGAACAGGGGAACAAGATTCACCACAGGGCAATCTATTGACATAGTGGAACAGGATGGGGCAGCACTTGACGCAGAATTAGACGCAGTATTATAATGGCAGACAGGACGGAAACCGTAATATTAGATTTTGAAGTAGACGAAAGCGAAGCTATTGCCTCTATTGACAATCTAACAAAGGCTAATAAGGCTTTAAGGGAAGAAAGAAAGAAACTAAACCTCGATACACTAGAAGGTAAAAAACGGGTACAGGAAATTAACGCACAGTTAGACGCCAATACTCAGAAGATTGTCGCCAACAGTTCAGCCGTTGAAAAACAGCGGGCTAATATCGGGAATTACAAATCTGCTTTAGATGGTGTTCACCCCGCTTTGGGTAAGGTAGGAGAAGGACTTGAGGCAGGTGCTACAGGATTCAAAGCTATGGCCCGTAGTGCGCTGGCGTTCATTGCTACGCCTATAGGTGCGATACTCGCTGCGCTAGTAGCAGTGTTTACTTTATTAAAGACTGCTATCTCTTCTAATAATGAGCTATTTGATAAGTTCGAAAACATCACCAATGCAATAGGAGTTGTTGTCCAGGTAGTGACCAACCGAGTAGGCAAACTTGGTGAAGCTTTAGTTGCGTTAGTCTCCGGTAATTTTAGAGAAGCTTTAAACCTTACAAAAGAAGCCTTTGGGGGGCTTGGCGATGAAATTGCCAGAGCAGTAGGTGAAGGACAAAGACTTTTAGATTTATCAAGGGATTTAGAAGACGCCCAACGAGATCTAACAGTAGCAACAGCGCGGCAGGAAAATGTAATAAAGGCTTTAGTTGTTGCCTCCAAAAATAGAAATTTAACTTTCGATCAACAGGAAGACAGACTCAGGGAGGCGCTAAGGCTTGAGGAAGAGTTAATAAAAGAACGTGAACGGCTAGCGTTGCTTGATCTTGAAATCACAGCGGGGAACATCGCTAACACTGAAAACATTCAACGGGCAGCAAATGAGTCGTTAGAAGATTTCGCCAATCGGCTTAGAAGGATGGGCGAATTAGGCGACGATCAAGTTGATCCATTGATTGAAAAATTAGTAGCCTTAGAACAGGCGCGTGGTGGGTCATTAGCTTTTCAGGAGAAGGTAGAAAATTCATTATCTCAAATCGCCGAAAAACGAGCGGCAGCACTAGCAAAAGTTAACGCTGAACTAGAAAAACAATCTAATCTTGAAAGAGAAGCTAGAATAACTGCTTTGAGAAGGGATATTGAAGACGACGAAGATACGAATCCTTTTGCTATTGAATTACAGTTATCCAAGAACCTTACGGCGAATTTAGCCAAAGACTTAGCCGAACGGAATAAGTTTTATGACGACTACTATCAAAAGCGTAGTGACGATGCGGCTAAGGCTGCAGCCTTAGAAGAACAAGTAGAGCGTGAAAAATTTCAGGCTATTACAGGATTTGCTAATAATGCGGCCCAAATATTTGAAGAAGATTCATTAGCGGGCCAAGGTATAGCCAGTGCCAACGCTTTAATAAATACTTACTTAGCTGCGACAGCGGCGCTTGCTTCAGGTTCTAAAATAAATCCAATTTTTGGTATTCTTTCTGCGGCTGCTGCTGTTGCTGCCGGTTTAAAATCCGTTGCTGAAATTAATAACGTTCAGTTCGCAGAAGGTGGATGGACCGGACCAGGCAATAAGTGGGATGTTAAGGGTGTGGTTCACGCTGATGAATATGTCACTCCAAAAAGGGTTAAGAATCTTCCACAAGCACAGCCTCACATATCAGCACTTGAACGCATGAGGCTAAGGGGTTACGCCGACGGTGGTCTAGTGACGGCCTCGGTGACCAATCCGGTTAACACGCAATTAGAATTAATAAACATTGTTAAGAACCTTCCACCTGGAGTAATATCGGTTAAGGAAGTCACCAAGATGCAAAAACGTATCGACGTTAAAGAACAATTCTCCAAAAGATGAGACTTTCAGAAAAATATGGCGTTTCCGAAGCTGTCATTAAAGCCATGATAAAAGACGGGTGGCTTTCGTGTTCTGTGCCAACGTATGAGGAAGTAATCATTCACTATCGCGAAGAAAGAAAAAAAGGCGTACCATCCCGCCAAGCAATTACAAACATCTGCGAGAAGTCAGGCCTATCCGAGCGCCAGATTTATAACATCATCCATAAGTTCGATTGAAATAATTAGTGCAATAGTTAACGCTAATTTAGCACGTACTTCGCCTGCGTGGAACAGGAGATATTTATCTACGGCGAGATTGGCAAGCAGATAACTTTAGACACGGTTCTAAGCAAGATCACCCCAAAAGCCTCCCGTTATGTTGTTCACATTAATTCCCCAGGTGGGGACGTATTCGAAGGGTTTGCTATTTACAACGCTCTAAAGAATACAGGAAAAGAAATTGAAGTCCGCATAGTAGGACAATGTGCGTCGATCGCCACCTCTATCGCTTCTGTCGCCTCTCCAGGCAAGTTGTTCATGAATGAAAGGGGATCTTTTATGATTCATAATCCCAGGTTCATGTCAATCTCAGGAGAAGCAAAAGACCTTCGCAACGCTGCCGTATTACTCGATCAGATTAAATCACAGTTTTTAAAAGATTGGAATTCCCGGACGGGGCTTTCCGAACAACAGCTTTCACAGATGTATGATTCAGAGACTTATTTAAGTCCTGAACAAGCTAAGGAGATGGGATTCGTAGATGAGGTAAAGCCAGAAATGAAAGCAGTTGCTTATGCAGACATCAAAAAATATTACAAAATGGAAAATAAGAATAAGGTACTAGGAATGTTTGACGACCTGAAGAAACGCATACTCGCGGTGTTCGAAGCCCCTAAGTCTATGACCGATACGCTGGCCGATGGCCGTGTGATCGTTGTAGAATCAGAAGACGGGGACTGGACCGGAAAATCTATCCGCTATGAAGATGGTAGTGAAGTTCCTCCAGGGACTTACGAACTAAACGGAGGCCGGACGCTGACAGTCGGCGAAGGTTCAGTCATAGAAACAGTAACGGAAGTAGAAAATAAAACAGAAGAAGATTTAAACGCTGAAGAAGATATGAAGCTCAAAGAAGAAAATGAAACGCTGAAAGCTAGGATAGCCGAACTGGAAAGCGCATTGAACGCACGTAATGACGCTTATACGAAAGTAGAGGCAAAGAAAAACGACCTTGAGAACAAACTCAACACCAAAGTAAAAGCTTTGAGCGATGAGCTTGAAAAACTCAAGATTACCACCGTAGGGGATACGACACCTCCGGCAAAGGCCGTCAACCAACCTGTAGGAAACGGAACACAGGTAGAAGACCCAATGAAAAAATTATTTGGCAAAATTATAATCGATCCAAGAAAATGACAGCACCAAGAACACAAATGACTTTGCCGGTAGTGCAAAATCCTATGGCCTCACTTAAACCTGTGGCCTCGATGTATACTCCCAATCTCACCTATACCTATCCTGGTAGACTTGACTTGGATCTGATTAAGCCGATTCATATTATGACTCCGGCCTTTTCCGAACTCTTCACGATTATTCAGGGTGTAAGGTGCGGCGACTGGCTACACTATATTCAGCCTTTGACTTCGGCGCTTTCCAAGCCTTCAGGAGATTGTGCGCCTACTTATACTCAGGCGGGGTCGATCACTGACAAACAACTTATTACTGGTCAGTTTGCTATTAATATGGAATGGTGTCCTGATGAATTCGCGGCACAGTGTAACGCCATTGTTGAGAAATACACCGGAATGGGTGTTGATCTTTACGACATTCAAGCAAATCTTCAGTCGCTCATATTTGAACAGATTTTAGCTGCATCGAATTTCGACTTATGGAAGGTTATGTTCTTCGGTGATAATTCACTTGGATTACAGACTACGAATATTTACTCGATCATTGACGGAGTTCTTACCAAGTTCTTCGACTCTGAGACGGCCTATTGCGTGATGCCTGTCAATAACGCGACATTCCCCAACCAACACAATTCAATACTTGCAGCCGATAACGCTCGCGATGTTCTTCGTCAGTTGTGGGGCCAGTCAAATATCAGACTGAAAGCTCTTCCTGATTCTCAAAAAGCATTCTGGGTGACCGGATCAGTTTGGGAAAATTACTATGACAGTTTGATAAACAACTGTTGCACGGAAGGAAGCTGGAGACTATCTCAGGACGGAACGACAGACCTTTTCTATCGCGGTATTAAATTGATCCCTCTGTGGTTTGCTGATGATACTTTAGGTGCTGCTACGAACGCTGATTCAAATCCTTTCTACGATGAGGTAAGACACTTTGCTATTTATACCGCAAAGAACAACCACTACATGGGTGTTGAAAGGACTTCCGACCTTGATAACCTGGTGGCTTGTTTTGACTGCTTAACAAATAAAACAGTATTCAAAGGACGTTTCCGCGCAGGTTACAACTTTGTACAATGTGATTTGATTTCATGGGCAAAATAAACCCCTAACGATATGGCATTATGTGGAATTACCCAGGGGTTCAATTTCGATTGTAATTCCCTCAAGCGGTTGTCAGGTGTTAAGCGGGTATGGGCGTTTAATATAGACGACCTTGCTTCCCCGATTGACCCTGATGGGACCGGCGTCGTTGGCAGTTTAGAGTTCGATGGTTATGATGGATTGTATGAATTTGAATCTAAGAAGTTCTCTCATCAGTTCACACATAACCTGGTAGTAGCTGAAAGCGGCGCGGCAAGCTGGACACAGACCGGAGTACTTCGGTTGTTTGTGGATAGCGCTGCGGAAGTGGCCGCGCTAAGTGACCTGGCAGTAGCTAATGCTGGGTTTGTGGTCCTAACCAATAACAATGAGTTCAGAATCTACGGATCAGAGAACGGTATGACTGCAGGTGACGGAACAACCGGAACAACCGGAAGACTGCAAGGCGAAGACACTACCGACACGGTAACGATGATCGGAAACGAGAAACTACCATACAGGTTATTCTCAAGGGGTGACTTTGCTAGTTCTTTGGCTTATATAGAGGCATTGGAATTTTAGTCGGGTGTTGATTAGTTTACTAGGAGAGCCTCTTTACGGAGGCTTTTTTTATGAAAGATAATTGAGATATTTAAGGAAAAATTTATAAAAATATTTATGTTTGTAATGTAAATGATTAAGATACCTATTCATGGCGTGGAGTTTGCTTTTATAGATAACGAATTTTTACCGCTGGTTTCTGATTATAAATGGTATATATACAAGTCATCCAATAATTGCATTTACGCTCAGGGTTATCATCCTAAAACAAAAAAGCGGGTATTGATGCATCGTTTGATTATGAACCCGCCAAGATCACTCCATGTAGATCATCGAAATAGAAATGGACTTGATAATCGACTATTTAATCTTAGAATAGCAACACGATCACAAAATTTATCCAATAGAACTAGTGCTAAAAATTCATCTTCAAGGTTTTTGGGGGTAACATTTCACAAGAAGGCTAATAAATGGGTAGCTAATATTTGTAAGTTAGGCAGGAAGGAATATCTAGGATTGTTTGCTACCGAAAATGATGCGGCTATGGCATATAACGAGAAAGCAAAATTTTTGCATGGTGAGTTTGCAAACCTTAATCAAGTATGACACGTCAAGAACTTCGTGAAGCTTTAAAAGCTAAAGGAATATTTGATATAAACGGAAGCCGTGATGATTTATGGGCACAGGCTTTCAGGCTTCACTTTCAGGAGACAAGAAAAAAGCTATCTCAAAGCTGTGGGTCATGTTATCGAACGCTTAGGAACTGGATGAACTCATGAACGAGTTATACCAGATCTATTATAAAGATGAACAAAAAGAAAAGCTACTACCTTTTGCGATACCTTATTTCAACTCGCGGCTTACGATATTCTTTGAGAGTGCTGTTATTAGTGAGGTTGTGCCGACAGCTACCGGGGAAAAGGTGGGCGTATGTTCTTGGAAGCTGGCTAACAAAATGAGAAAACGCATGGCCGGACCTAATTTAAGGCCAATGTTAACAGTTGAAGCGTTAAATTCTGACTATCAGGTACTTTCATTGACAAGAAACAGCAAAAAACATCAAATGTTGGCCCATTTATACCAGTGGCACCCGAAAAGTAAAGAAGCTATGGCGCTTTTGTGGGAAAAACTAGGACTAAAACTACCAGGAGAGGCTAAAACCCCAATTTATCAGAATCATTTCATTGCTAAGCGTGAAATTTATCAGGATTACGTTAATAATTTCTTAAAACCGGCGATGGAAGTGATAAAAACAGACGAAAGGATTAATAATTTGATGTTACAACCGTCTGGCTACGGGAAATTGAGTAAAGAAGCAGATATGAAGAGCGTAAAAGAGAAATTAGGACTCGATGACTATCCACTTTGTCCTTTTATCTTGGAAAGGTGCCCATCACTTTTCTTTCAGCTAAAAAATGTTCAAATAACTTACTTATGATCTCTGTATTGATGCCATCACGAGGAAGGCCAAAAAAGTGTTTAAAAACTTATATGGATTGGCAGTCTGTTAGCACAAATCAATTCATTTTAAGCTTAGATCACGACGACCCTAATTTAAATGAGTATTTGAACATATTCCCCAAGTGGTTTAAGCTTAAGCCGATGCCAAGGGATAATTATAGCTGGATAACCGATAATCATCTGATAATTGTAAATAATAATGGATCATCTGTGGCGGCCATTAATAATGCAGCTAAAATAGCGTATGGTGATATACTGATGGTTGTTAGTGATGATACAGAGCCTTGCGAATCATGGCCTGACCACATTCATAAATTATCTTCAAGAGGTCCGGACTGGATCGCCAAAACTCAAGACGGTATTCAGGATTGGATTATAACTATGCCTATCATGGATCGAGCTTATTACAATCGTTTCGGATATATCTACCATCCTTCTTATAAACATCTATTTTGTGATACCGAATTAACTTGTGTTGCTGACATAACAGGACGGAAGATAGTTTCTAATCTAATGTTTCCACACAACCATTATTCTATAGGCAAATCAGAAATAGACGACATATACCGAAAGAACGACGCTACCAACGCTGAAGGAGAAAGAATCTTTTTAGAACGATACAAAAGAAACTTCGATTTACCTCCAGGGAATAAAATTCAGGATAAAGGAATGATTAACTGGCTACAGAAAAGGCATGTCTACGCTTAGTATTTTGATACCTACTTTACCGGAAAGATATTCTCTTTTAAAGAGGCTTCAAAGTATTCTATTGCCACAGGTAGCAAACTTCAACAGCAGGATAGTAATACATTACAACGATGCTGGGCGTCAGTCTACGATAGGAGAGAAGCGGAATAGTTTAATGTCTCGCGTACAAACTGAATACAGCGTGTTCATTGACGATGACGATAAAGTAAGCCATGATTACGTCAGTCAGATCATGTCAGCAATAGAAAAGAATACCGACGTGATTACTTTCAATGGCTACATGACTACCAACGGAAGCCAGCGGAAGAACTTTGTTATCAAGCTAGGCGAACGATATGAGGAAAGGAACAACGTTTACTACAGGTTTCCGAATCACTTATGTCCTATGCGTACAAAATTAGTCAGGCATATTTTATTCCCGCATATCGTTGCAGGGGAAGATTACGCATGGGCTAGAATGATACATGACAGAAGACTTTTAAAAACCTCTGTGCATATCGAAAAAGAACTTTATCACTATGATTTTAATTCAATGAAATCCCCATACAATGGTAAGCCCGCTAGAGTACGCCGCTAGAATAGCATACAGTTCGAAAGAAGTTCTACGCTTCAGCTATGATATGGCTGTTAAGTACAAAGACTGGCCAGGTGTTTACGTTGAATGCGGGGTAGCGGCAGGTGCTCAGATCATAGCCATGGCAGCAGGGGCACCAAATAAAACTATTTATGCTTTTGATTCTTTCGAAGGGATACCACTTCCGAGCAATAGAGACAATCAAATGCCTGGGATTAGATTTTTAAAGGAATGGGAGCAGAAAGCCTTGCCAGATCCAGGTAAACAGGTTTTAGAAAGTAGTGGGGCAACGGTAGTGAGTGAGGTAGATTTTTGGATTAATGTTTCAAGTGCTTTTGAAAATGAATTGAAATGTATTGAGCATGATGGTAAGAAACTATATGAAGTTGATGGTATAAATATTTTTACAGTTAAGGGATGGTTTGAGGAATCAATACCAAAATATTTAGAGGCTATAGCTCCAGCAAAACAGTTAGGGTATGATTTCCCAATAGCTATACTTCGCCTTGACGGTGATCTTTACAACTCTACATATGTATGTTTAAAATACTTATATCCTAAAGTCATAAAAGGCGGGCTGGTAATTATTGATGATTGGGCTTTACCTGGATGTCAAGAAGCGGTATATGATTATTTCGATGACAATGTTTTGAATATGAACTTCATCACTGACAAAAACTCAACAGTAGCATGGTGGACAAAATAATACTTTCAATTCTTATTCCTACAATCCCTGAAAGAGAGGATATGTTAAGTAATTTACTTCATAATCTTTTGTTACAGATAGATGACCTTTCGACGTGGCATCCAACATTAGGAGAGGTTCAATTGCATTTCGATGACAGAGCTTCATTTTTAAATGGTGGTCCATCCATTGGAGAAAAAAGACATTGGTTAGTATGTCATGCAAAAGGCAAATATTTATGTTTCTTGGATGATGATGAAGACATTGCGCCGAACTACATTGAAACTTTAGTACGGCTTTGCCAGAATAATTCAGACGTAGTAACCTTCAGAAGCCTGGCAAAGAATGACTTTTATTGGACTATCATTGACATGAGCCTACAAAACAAACTCAATGAAGAGGCTAACCCGGATAGGATAATTAAACGCCCACCATGGCATGTATGTCCAGTTAAAAGTGAATATGCTAAACAGTACAATTTCGAAGACTTAAATTATGGAGAGGATTGGAACTGGTTTGAGAAAGTATTAAGACACTGTAGAACTGAATCACATACTGACGCAGTTCTCCATTGCTACCAGCATAGCTCGAAACATTCAGAAGCAGATAAAATAACTAATCATGTTCTCGCAAAATAAAGAAGAGCAATACATTTTAGAATACTTCAAAGACAAACCTAAAGGAACGTTCCTTGATATTGGGTGCAATGACTGTGAGACTTTCTCCAACACTCGCGCATTAGCCTTAAAAGGTTGGTCCGGTGTTCTAGTTGATCCGGTTGAGAAAGCTATTTCAAGATGCAAAGAGCTATACAAAGGCTACAAGGGATTTTATATTTATCCTTATGCTATTTCCGGGCACAATGGTAAAGCGATTCTAAATGAATCAGGACCATTGATTAACTCGCGCGATGTTGCTTTAGTCTCCACTTTTCATGAATCAGAAATGCGTAGGTTTAGAACTACTGTTAGTTACACACCGACAGAGGTTAAGTGCTTCAGATGGAAAACATTCTATAATAGATTGAAGTCTACCAAGATTACTCACTTTGATTTCGTTTCGATCGATGTTGAAGGGGATGAGCTTAACATTCTGCCTGATATGGATTTATCAAAAACATCTTTAGTTTGTGTTGAGTGGAACAGCAAACCAGAACTGAAATCAGAATACGACAAGTATTTAAGTGAGTTTAAAGTAATTTATACGTCAGGGGAAAATTTACTCTACGCCCGTGTTTGACCTATCCCTTTATAACGATGAGTTCTTTGAATGGCATTTAAAACACGCTAGAGAATATTCTATTAAGACAATGGATTGGTACATTGACAAATACAAACCAATGTCTGTAATAGATTTCGGATGCGGGATAGGTAGTTATCTTGAGAGTGCCTATAACCATGATCTTTACATACGTGGGTTTGAGATTTCTGAGGCAGCCAGAAAGTATACACCGGAACACATTCAAAAAAGTATTTTTTACTTTGATTGTACTCAACCTCTTTTTTGTACAGGATTCGACACGGTGTTAAGCTTTGAAACCGCTGAGCATATTGACCCTGATGGGACGCAACAGTTTGTAAATAATATTATGTTATGCGTTGGGATGCATTTACTATTCACGGCAGCGCCACCAGGCCAGCAGGGTACTGGACATATTAACCTACAACCTAGACAATTCTGGATAGATAAATTCTCTGAGATGCTAAAATATGATAACGAGCTAACCAAAGACATTAGCGAGAACTGGCGCGAACTGGGCGCACCGAATTACATTTGTGATAACCTGATAGTTTGCACAAGATGATAATAGTAAACTTTGCTACAGGTCATTTCCAAAAAGGGCAAACTAGGCTAGCCAATTCATTGAACGGTTACCGCAAGTTAATGCTCAATGACTACGTTTCTATAGGCTCACCTACACATCAAGAAAGCCCGTATGAATTTAAAGTACACGCTATAGAGAAGGCTTTAGAGTTTGATCCTGTGGTTCTTTGGTGTGATTCAAGTCTTTGGCGGGTTGGTGATTTGTCCAAGATTGAAAGGATCATATTGGATAAAGGTTATTTTATGGAAGAGGCTGGGCATTATTGTAAAGATTGGTGCAACCAAAACGCTAGGGACATACTTAACTTCACAGAAGATAATTACCTGATGTTTAGCGCTGGATTATTGGGCCTTAATAAGAACTTCAGGCCAGCGATGTTGTGGTTTGAACAGTGGAAAGAAGCGGCGCAGAAAGGAGCATTTAAAGGCGACTGGCGCGATCATAGGCATGACATGGTAGTGGGTTCGATATTAGCCCAAAGGCTAGGCTTTACCTATCAGCGCGGAGGTTCTCACATGGCCTACCTTGGTCCGGGTTATTCGAAGCCGGAACCTGGCGTGGTTTTTTTATTGCAGGGGATTGTATGAAAAAGCTAAAGCATATTTT